CTACAGAGTATGTGCAACTGTTTGTGGATTGGGTGTTGTCTCTGGACGCGTCGTTGAGAACCATTTTCTGGTGGTTCTGGATTGCGTTGTTGCAGTGGCTGCTCAACTTCTTTGGCCTCCTTGGCCAACAGGGTGTTACTTGGTTCGAGTTTTCTCCCTGGGTCTTTTACCTGTTCTGGTTGCCGTCTATGGTGGCCAGGTACTTTGGTTGGATCCAGTGGTTTTGGACTTGGGCTTTGTGGGCCTTGTTGAAGTTGTGGGAGCACGTCATCGGGCGCACGACTCTAGGTTGGTTACTAGAGCTTGCGGCCGCTTGGCTGTACAGAGGAACACTTGCACCGCCGCCAGTGCTTCAGGCGGATGTGCCCCCGCGTCTCGCGTTGGACAAAGGGGAAAATAGGTCGCATATCCTTGGCATGGGATTTGCGGACGAAGCGAATGTTGTGCACGCCAGCGCAACGGCGGGCGGGTTAACACCCTCCCGGCATCGCAAGCGTTCAGCCTGGACCAACAGGCTGCAAGCTTACTTGGGTGGCCGTGGCGGGGCCGTGGGTAGATTAGTAGCTAGGCGGTGGACACCAGACCTCCCTAGCTCTGACCTCCCTGGTCCAGCCAATGCCCTTCTGGGTTTGCTTGATTGCGAAGCGAAACTTCTTGGTGGAGGAGTGATGCCGACTACGGGAGACGAGCACGAGGTTTTCCTCGTGGTTGAGACTGAGAAGGGCAGACTTGTCATCTGCCCGGAGCTTCTTGCCTCCCTAACCTTGTACGCATGCTTTCGCCCGCGCACACAGGAGCTTCTCGCAGGACTCAGGTCCCGCGCGCGTGAGTGGTTCGCCACCAAAGGAATACCCGCTTCGGCAGCGGTGTTTGCACTGCCTGACACGGTAGTTGCTTCCTTTGGTGAAACCGCTCCAGAGCGACTGGCCCGCGAGCGTCTGGTTGTGGAAGAGGATCCACCCTCCCTTTAGGGAGGCCCGGTCAGAATTCCCGGGTTGTGTTGGGGGTCTCCGCCCCCAATCGCAACCGGTGTCCTAGACACCAGGAAGGTCGACTGGGCTTGCTGTAAAGAGAGTAAGAGGGAGATGTGGACGGCTTACAGAGCGCCTTTGCAAGGGGCTTTCGTGCCAGTCTGTAACCGTCCATGTCCACACAACGAGGTGACCGCACTTGCAATGCGGACAATGGGGGAGGTCCCTGCCCAAGTTTTTGGGCCTGTGTCTGCTAGATCGGAGGCAGTTTGGCGCGAGCTCATCAGGTTCGCGCGCAGATACAGAGACGGGGCTCTCTCGTGGAGAGCCACAGCCGAGAGCTACTCCGGAGCTCTTAGGCGACGTTACCTAGAGGCCGCAAGGTCCCTTGAGGAGGATGGTCTGTCCGGTTACCAGGATTGGACCATCCGGGCTTTCCTCAAGACGGAGAAGAACAGGGTGCCAGGAAAAGCCATGAAGCCCAGGCTGATATTTCCCAGGTCTCCCAGGTATAACCTGGAGCTGGCATCCCGTTTGAAACCCTTTGAGCACTGGCTGTGGGGCCGGCTCGTAGGTTCCGTTCTAGGTTTCGACGGCTCAAGACTCGTTGCTAAGGGTCTGAACCAGAGGCAGCGCGCCAACCTGATACGTAAGAAGTTTTCTTCTTTTCGTAGGTGCGTCTGTTTCGAGGCGGACGGGAAGGCGTTCGAGGCCCACGTTGGGCCAGCTGCTTTGAGGAAGGAGCACGCCGTTTATGCGGCGGCGTTTCCAGGTGACAGGAGGCTTGGGCGCCTTCTTTCGGAGCAGTTGGTGCTACGTGGTACTGTGTCTTGTGGGGCGAGCTTCGAGCGAGACGGGGGTCGCGCTAGTGGGGACTACAACACCGGCATGGGCAATTCGTTGTCCTTCTTGGTTGAGGTGGTGTCCGCCATGCGCACTTTCGGTTTGTCAAAGTTCGAC